ACAGTCAGCCCCCGCTGCTCCACCTGACGCTTGGAGAGCGTCTTCACGGTGCAGCGGCACTTGAAGCCATTAGGGGGGAACCAGGTATTCCAGACGGGGGAGTCTGCCGGGAAGACGCGCCCATCCATCTCCAGGTGGCTGGTGCGGGTGTGAGAGTCGTTGACCGCTTCGTACTTCCAGAAGTTACGCAGCTCCATGACGGCGGGGTCGGTCATTTGCTGGTAATGGCCCACATTGTAGGCCGTCTGGATATTGGTGCGGAAAATCAGATCGGCCTGCTCCGGGTTAAGCCCTTCGTAGCCTTCCGACTCCAGGAAGTCGTTCATATTGGCCTGGAACTCCTGGAGGGTGCTGCCCTCCTCCAGCGCGGAGAGCAGCTCGTCGTAAAACTTCTTGAGGATTTGGGCCTTGGTGTAGCCGCTGACGGTGAAGGCCAGGGCCCGGTATTCCTCGGCGATCTGATAAAAGATCTCCGCCGTAACCGGGACGCGCTCCTTGAAGTAGTCCACAGCCTCCTGGAAGGTCATGTCCTCCCGGCTGAAGATCGTGTCAATGCCGTCCATCTTCCAGGGCCCTCCCCTCCAGGTTGGCGTACACCATGACCTTCTGGAGCAGCTCCTCCGCCTGGGTGACGTCCATCGCCTTATAGAGCTCGGCGACAGCCTTCTCGTCCTCCATCATGTCCCGGAGCTCCTCCAGGCTCCCCGCATTCTCAATTATTTTGAGAATTGGGGCGAAGGCTTTCTTGAAGCTGCCAGCTCCGCGCCTGACGGCGGCGTCGGCCAGCCGGTCGATATGCGCCTGGGTGCCGGGCCCTGCGTCGGCCCCGGCCTTCAACGCAATGGTCGGCGCGGGCGGTTCCTGTTTGAACGGGAGGACGCTCGGCCCCGCTGCGGCCCGGGGTGCGGCGACCTCCTCGTCGGCCTCCGGCTCCGGGATGCTGAACTTCTTGTAGATGTAACTGGTGGGTACCCGCAGCCCGATCTTCCCGATGAGCACGTCCAGGATGTTGGCGGTCTGCTCCAGGTCTTCCCCTTCCTCGCAGTCAAACTGTATCTTGGGGATGCGCTTGTCCTCACCGAAGTTGAAGATGCACAGGGGCCGGATGAGGTCACGCCGGAGGGTGGAGGCCAGGGCCTTGCAGTCAGCCACGGTCAGGTCGTGCCGGACGTCGTTGTGGGTCTTGCTCTGGGCGTAGCTGCCGCCGCCGCTGTCCGAGGTGAGGGTCTGTCCGAGTATGGCCTTGCTCACCTGTTCGTCACAGTAGCGGGCGAGCCGCTCATAGAGGTCGGTCGAGCTCGCCTTCTCGGTGTTCACGAACTCGATCGTCGTCCCGTCCGGGAAAATGCCCGCCGCGTCCGCGCCGATCTGGGCGAGGGCTTGCATGAGGGCCCGCTTGTCGTCCTCACTGGCCCCCGGCTGATACTTGCCCAGGCGGAGCGGCATCCCGTAGACTTCACAGAACGCGACCCAGTCCTTGAGGGTGTAGTTCTTGAACAGGTACATCCAGGCGACCACGCGGAGGACTCCGGCCCGGGACGGGTGCCCGCTGCGGGCCTTGTAGCGGTGGAGGATGAACTTGTTCTTCGGGAGCTCCATCCCCTCGGTAGCTTCGTCCGTCCTGACCCGGAAGGCGTCCGCGCTGTCCCAGAAGAACCGCTTCTGGTGCCGGGACTTGATCTGGGTGACGACGACGTGCCCCTCGTCATAGCCCCACATGATCTCCGAGACGGCGAAGCCCTTTCCGATCGCGTCCAGCAGATCGTTCTCCACGTCCTCGAAGCCCTCCATGCCGCCGAGCTGCTCCTCAATGAAGGCGGCGATCTCCTTGTCCCGGGGGTCGTCGCTGAACGGGATGATCTCGAAGTCCAGGCCGGTGACGGCGTTCTTCCGGGTCTGGAGCTGGCTGAACAGGTGGGGGTCTTTTTCCTCCATCTCCTCGAACAGCTCCATCTGCCGCAGCACGTCACCTGCGTCGGCCTCCTTGAGTATCTCAGCCAGCTTGACGGGGGTGAGGCCGTTGCTGGGGTATTCGCTGTATTTGTCCGTTACCTGGGCGACGGCGACTTCCCGGGTGTCCGGGCGGTGCTGCGGGGGCGCTTGCTGCCTGTTCTGTCGCCGCCTGTTGGTCTTCCTTGACATGGCCCCGCCTCCTTAGTAGGCCCCGCGCCGGAACTTCACGGCGCGGCCGAAAACTGATTTATAGTCGACCTTCCGCCCCACCTTCACGGAGAGGGCCAGCGCGACCGCCATCTGCAAGGCATCGGGCGCGTCGTCGTTCTTCCCCATGGGGTACTTGAGCATCTGGTCGATGAGTGTCTTGTGTTTCTTGGAAAACTTGAGATAGCCATTCTTGACGAACGGCTGCAAGCTCTGGATGCGGGCGTCTTTGTTCTGGACGCTGTTGATCTCCTCGATGGGGAGATACTCTCCGCACTCCGCCGCCCGCTGCCGCATGATCTCGGCAAAATAGTATTGAAATTGAACCGCTTCGACGCCGAACTTGTAGAAGGGCTTCTTGTACTCACGCCGGAGCCTCCGGGAGTCGTCCAGGGCGTCGTCGATGATCTTGTCCGGCTTCCGCTTCGCTATGTCGGCGATCACGACGTAGAGGTAGCCCGAGGAGGTGTCCTTCGCGATGCCGATGATCGCCGAGGTGTCGCTCTTGCGGTTCTTCCCCAGGGAGGGGTCGTTCGCCCCCACGAAGATGAACCGCGACTCGGAGAAGTCCGGGACGGTCTTCCCGTCGTCGTCATAGTAGTCGAACCACTCCTCGGCGAAGGCGCAATTCTCGGGGTCGATGGGCTCGTTCTGGATTTCGGAGGAGAAGGACGCCTCGCCCTCGGATATTCTCATAACCATGAGGGCATAGTAGGGGAGCTTCTCCTCCCACAAGACCGCCGTGCCTTCCAGCATCTCGGCCTCGTTGGCCTTGAAGAACGCCTCGGCGTCCTGTTGGTGCGCCGGGTTCTCGAGGTCGGTGTAGATACGCTCCCACGCCTCCCATAGTTCCGTGTGGGTGGCGAAGGAGATGACGCCCTTGTAGCGGGCCGTCACATACTCGGGGTTCTTCGCCACGTTGGCGAGGAGGGCGTCGTAGTGGAGGAGCGTCCCTATATAGACGATGTCCGTGTAGGTGTCGCCCGCCTTACTTACGGCCTTATAGAACCAGTCCCGGAGCTTCTTCCGCTGCTCCGGCGTGTTGACGTTCTCGTCGTTCTCCAGATCGTCGCAGACGATGAGGTCGGGCCTCCACTGCTTGTGGCGGCGTCCACGGATTTTCTTACCGGAACCGATCGCCTCGATCTTGACCCCGTTGGCGGTCAGGATGACCGACGACTTCCAGACCTTCCCCTCCAGCTCCCCGAAGTCCTCCCGGAGTGCCGCGTTCTCCTCGAGCTCCGTCTTGAGGTCGTTGAGGAAGCCCTCGGCCTGTTCCGAGCTGTCCGAGAGGATGATCTCGTAGTGCTTGTAGGCATAGACCGCCGCGTGGATGGAGTCCTTGAAGGTAAAGGTCGTGCTCTTGGCGTGGCCACGGGGGGCTTCGATCGCCCTCCTGCATCCGTCCGCCCGGCTGATCTCCTTCGCGGCGACGGTGGGGTCGAGCCCCTTCAGGACGCCCTCCCGCCAGATGCGGTCGAGCTCGCCGTGGAACGCGGGGGATTTTCGGACAAAGTAGTGGGCGAGGTAGGCCCGCCCGAAGTAGCCGAGGTCGATCGCCCCGAGCTGCTTCCGTAGCCCTTGCGGGCCTGTGAGCGGGGCCCCGCCCCGGAAGTCCTCGAGGAGCTGCGCCCGGAGCTGGGGGAAGTTGTCCCCGCGCTGGACGTACTCCTCAAATAGTTCGCGTTGGTATTCGCTGTTTGCGACCGCTTCGCGGTCTTCCGGCTCCTCGAGCCGTTCGAGGTATTCCTTGAGATCAATCGGCATCGGAGAGCACCTTCTCCCTCGCCCTCGAGAGGACGTCGTGCAGCTCTCCCACGAGTTCGGGGTGCTGCTTGATCGCCGCCATGAGCTCGGCCTCGAGCTGTTCAAAGGCGAGCTCGGCCTTCTTCTTCATCTCCTGCCGGACGCGCTTCTCATAGGTGGCATTTCTGGACAGGGAGGCGATGAGCCGCCCGGCCTTGTCGAGCGGCATCTCGGCGAAGTCGTCCTCCGCCGTGCTTACCCGCTGCATAAGGCCGTCCATGAGAACCATAGACGCCGCCTTCGTGTAGTCGAGGTCGGGGTGCGCCTCGACCGCCTGGGCGATCGCCTGGGTGCGCTGTAGGGTCTCGGCGACACGCTGCGCGGCCTGGGTGCTGCGGATGGAATAGCGCCCGATCGCGGACTTGCTGATCTGATAGCCCCGCTCTTTGAGCCACGCGGAGAGCTCCTCGTAGGTGTTCGCTGTGTCCGCAAGCCTTGCGTCCAGCTCGACCCGCACATCATCCGGGAGTTGGTCGATAGTGGAGCTCACTCGCGTCCGGCGTCTCTCTCCCTTAGACATCGACGCCCGGGTCGTCGATCGTGCTCTCCAGGAGGTCGACCCCCCTCTTTGTGAGCTTGATGATCGCGTCCTTCCTGTAGGCGTTGTAGGCATTTGCGGCGCGGTTGGTGAACACGATATACCCCGCCTCCTCGAGATACTCGAGATGTTTCGAGATGTCCGGGGAGAAGATCAAACCGTCAGCGACGAGGGCGTTCGTGATCTGCCGGACGAGGAGCGTGTTCTGATTGCCTTTTGCCAGGGCCCGGATGATGTAGCCCCGGATGGCCTTGTTCTTGCTGACTTCCTGCTCCGTCAGCTCGTCCATGATCGCCATAATGGACTATTCCTCCTTTCGTTCTCTGGAATAAAGGATTTTGTCGAGCTTTTCCTCGACCCTGTTCATGACCCGGATGTAGTCCTCCCGGGTGACGTAGACAAGCGGAAGGTCGGCTTTGAGGTCGTTGAGCTTATCCTCGACCTCCGCGATCTTGGCGGCGTTCTTCTCGTCTGCCTTCTCGAGCGAGGAGAGCGTCTTCTTGAGGAAGAACGTGAGCGCCCCCACGACAAGGGTGCAGAGGAGGGAAGCCACCGCGCCGATGAGGGCGGTGATCTGGACGGTGTCCATGGCGCGCCCTCCTTTACTGCCCGGGGGCGGGCGTGGGCGTCTGGGCCTCCTGGATGCCTTCCAGCAGCTCCCCGGAGAGGGTGAGGTAGGGATCGCCACGCTTGACCTTGAGGACGGCGTCCTCGATGCACTTCGTCAGGTAGGCGTCGAAGCTGCCGAGGTTCTTCGTGATGACCCGCTGGGCCTCGGGCGAGATCGCGTTCTTGACCTCCTGGAAGACCTTCCGCCCGAGCTCAAGCAGCTCCTCCCGGTCGACCTTGCCCTCCTTGACCTTGTCCCTCACGGCCTGGGCCGTGGTCTGCTCCATGGCATTGACCGAGACCGTGGCGAGGTTGACGACGTCGTCGAGGGCGTTCTCCAGGAGCTCCCGGGCCGCTTTGTCCTCGATCTGCTTCGTCTGAGCCTTGACCTGGGCCCCGGCGAGGCGGATGTAGTAGACCGCGTAGGCCCCGGCGAGGGCGATCACGGCGAGGACGATGTTCGCGAGCGCGTTGCTCGCTGCGCTGGTGATGACGTTCATGTCCATGTGTTTACTGCCTCCTTTTGGCAAAAAATAAGAGTAGAAGCGTAGCTTCTACTCTTACTTTAGCGGGTTTTCTGTGAAGTTTACATATGAAGCAGTTCTAAGAGAGGCCGCTCCCGTCTGCGCCCGTCATGCCTTCCAGCAGCTCAAAAAGTTCGATCTGCCCCTCCGTCTGTCCGGGGCCGCATAGCTGCCGAACCCATCGCTCTGTGACGCCGTACTTCCGGGCAAGCTCCGGGTGGTTGTAGCCGTTGAACTCGGCCTTGATGTGGGCGTCACGGACGGGGCGGGTGAGGCTCTCGGGCTTCGGGATGTAGATAGTCGCGCCGCCGACTACTTCGGCGAGGCGGTAAAAGTTCTCCGGCCCGATCGCCTCGGCGATCTGCTTGTAGGGGCCCTCGGGGAGCATCTCGATCGTGAGCTCCTTGACAAGTCCGTCCACGCTGCGCCCTCCTTCCGTGTTACATCCTGCCCAGGATTGCCAGGATTTCGCCCGCCGTCATGGTCTTGTCGAAGCGGGTCTTCCAGTATTCCGGGGAGTTGATGACACCCAGCTTTGCGAGCTTGTCCACAGCGGCCAAAGCATCGCTCTCCTGCCCGGCCTTACTGCTGTACTTCGGCAGGCCGTACCCCCGGATGTACCTGCCATTGACCTTGATGGTCCGGCGCTTCACCGAGTTGGAGTAGTTGCCCTCAATCACGGTAATCGTCTGGCCGCTGACCTTTTCCACAATGCCAATGTGGTCTGCCGACCCGGTGCAGTCTCCCGCGCCGTTGTCGTCCCAATCGTAGAAAATATAGTCGCCGGGGGCCGGGACGTGCGCGTCGTTCTCCTCCCAGCTCCCCAGCGCCTTAAATAGCTGGATATGCTTTTCGCACCCGCACTCCGTCGGGATAATGTCGGTCAGCCCCGCCTTGATCGCCACGGCGCTGGCGAACGTGCTGCACCATGCGTCGGTATACTTCACGGGGTAGCCCCGCGCCAGCGGCTTGTGGCTGTTGTAGAGGTCGATGATCTCCCTGTGGGAGCCGTCGCTCTCCTTTCTGCCGAGCCAACCCTGTGCAATGCCGACTAATTTCTGTCTCAATGCCTGCTCCGTCATGCTGCTGCCTCCCTTGTCCGGGCCACTGGCCTTGCCTGCGTACTTGTCGTAGTAGGTCTGGCCGTAGCTGGCCCGCCTTGTCTTTGCTGCGCTGCTCTGATCTGCCGGGCGCTCGAAGTTGAGGAGTACGCTGTCGCTGGCCGCTTTGACGGTGGTGGCCGCCTTGAGGGTTGCCAGCACTCCCTTGTACCCCTCCGCAAGTTCCTTAAAAAGAAAATCGAGCTGCATTTCCAAGTCTCCGATAGACCTGCCAGCAGCCCGTGCAAACGCAAGCATATTCTGTTTTCGGCTCCAAAAAGTCCACTGGGCGAGGCCATAGCCCGCGCTGTCGTGAACGAAGTGGGTATAGGTGCCGTCGTCCACCGCCGCCGTATAGCTTTCATCGGTGTGGCCCAGCCCCTTTTCGTAGCTGTTCTGTAGGTTCTTCGGGTTGAGGGCGCTTTCCGCGTAAAGGTTCCCCATCAGGCCCGCTGCGCCCGCCTTGCTCAGCCCCTTGCCAACGAGGTAGTTCCATATCCTCTCCTCATTGGTCGCTCCTGTCAGTCCCATGCTGCCCTCCTTATCTTTCGCCGGGCGGCTCCTGCGCCTCCCGTTTGTCCTCCTGCTCCCACCTGCGCTCTTTGTTGCGGTCTTTGGTGGTCTTTATCCACCCCATAATCCCACACTCTCCGCCCAGCGTCGCAAATACGCAGGTGACGAGCGTGTCCGGCACCCCGCCGCACTCCCGGTATATCCCTATCATCGTGACCGTAAAGGCCAAAAGGGAAATCCCCACAACGATAAGAATAATATCCATCACGCCGAGGCGATTTCTGCTGCGGGGGGGCCTCTGGTGTTTGGCCGTCCTCTTTCCACGTCCCATGCCTCCTGCCTCCTCACATTCCGAAATGGGTAAAAATAAAGCCGACCACAATGCCGACAATGGCCGTGGCGATATAGCCAATGACTTTCCGCCACATTTCCCCGTCCCGGCTTTCGAGGGTTTCCAGCCGCTTGCCCTGCTCTTTCTGCTCCTTGAGCATATTCTCCATGTTGGTGGCAAGCCGCTCTACAGAGAGGGCCAATGTGGTCTGCGCTTTGGCGTTCTCCTCAAGTATGTCGAGCCGCCTGTTCTGCCTGTGGTTTTCGTCTGCGAGGTTCTGGTTCGCCAGCTCCATGCTCCGGCGGAACTCCTCATGTTCTGCTCTGCTGATAGGTGTGTCCATTTTTATATCCCCTTTCCAGAAATTCGCTGTGTAAAAATAGAGGGACGCGCCTGCGCCCCTCTCTTTATGCCTCCCAGTCTCCAACAAGCTCGCGCAGGCGGTTCCGCTCCGCGAGGGCTTGCTCCTCTCTGACCTGTTCTCCGAACTGCTCAATGACATACTGCTGTGCCTTGATGATCTCTGCCTGCCGAATGCAGATGTCGGTCAATTCCGCAATAAGCTCCACCCCGCTCATCCCGTCACCTCCTCCCAGCCATACACCCCCGGCTCCCACACATTGTTGTCCACACTCGATGTCCAATGCTTGTCCGCGTGGCTGACCTGCGCCCCGGCGGGGTACGCGTCCGTCGCTCCAAGGGGTTGGCTCCATTTCGGCCACTCCTCCTCCGGGTCGGAAATCGCTACCCAAAGGCTGGGGGCTGCGTCTGGTGTCCAATCCGCCTGCGACGTGTGATCGCCCAAACAGCGGTACAGTTTGCCGCCGTGCCTGCGGATATTCCCGGCTTTGTAGTTCACCGGGACGGCCCACGCCGCGAACATTTCCGCGTGTTCTCCCGCCGTGGTGTCGTCAATGCTCCCCGCCTCCGCCATCACAACGAACGCGATATTGCTGGCCTCCCCAACGGTCTGAATACGGGCCGTGTTTTGGAAAATAAGTTCCCCGCTCTCCGCCTCAATCGGCACGGCCTCCGGCGCTCCGGGAATAGCCGTCCCGCCGGGGAGGTTATAGAGGTCGCCGTTCACCGCAATGCCCTCCGCCTCCGGCTCCTGCGCCTCAACGTAGACCCCCTCCTCGTTCACCTTGACGTAGCGCGGCCTGTCGCAGAGCGCCAGCAGCGCCCCGCCGCTCATAATCGCATACATATTCTTTTACCTCCTGACTTTGATTTTCAGCTCGTCAGCGAGCCTTTGTAGCTCCTCCGGCGCAGCTGCGAAAAATGCCTCGTTGAAGATGATAACGTCCAAGTCCTCCCGCAGGAAGTGCCGCCAACTCCGCCAGAGCATTTCCCTCTCCTCGTCCGAAAAGCGGTAAAAAGCGCCGTCCGCTTTGGATTTCCTCTGCCTCTGGCTATAGGCGATTGCCCACGTCAGCGCCCCGCGTTCGAGGCCCCGCCCGTCGTCGTTCTGTGCGAAGTGCTTTTTGGCGTTCTCGCTCGTCGTATAGCATACCGCCTTGCCCTCCGCCGTCACGAGGCTTTCGCCCTCTGTTTCCAGCTCTGTCCCGTAGGGGATATTAAGCTGCTCCCCGCACAGAGCCAGCTCTTTGTACCTGTGGTGCGTAACAAATCTCATGCCGCCTTTGCCTCCTGCTGTACGGTTCCGTGCTGGCGGTAAATCCAGCCCGCGCCCGTCTTTGTCGCTTTCATCGTACACTTGAATTTCTTCTTTCTGGCCGCAAGCTCCGGCGAAAACAGCCGCGTGAATTTCTCGTCCATCGACCGAAGCGTCCGATAGCTGTTGCACCTCTGCGCGTGCGCCCTCCATGACTGGTAGGATTGGATAGCGTCCTCCGGCGAGAGCTTTCCCACGTCCACCCAGCGCCGGAAAATGTCGAGTTTCCTCCGCATAGCCTTAATGCTCTTGCGGCTCAACTTCATCGTCACCTTTCCGCTTTCACGCAGTGTCACCCGCATTTTTAGGAATGTAAAAGAGTGGTGCCGGAATGGGGTTATGATGTTCTTCTTGTCGCTCATTGCAATCCCCAGCTCCTCCGCCAGCGCGTAAAGGCACCGCTTGATGTC